TTTTTTTTTTTTTTTTTTTCTCTCGTAGTTGATGTGTTCACGCATGGCTCGTTACGTCACACCAAGAAGGTTGCTGTTGGATACCTTAGATATCCACTCGGATCATGGCTTCGATAGCCTCTCCTCCTATCAGTTGCGCGCGGGGCGGATGTTTGCTGTGCGTGCGTCCCTTTTTGTCGACATACGTGTATTGGTCTAACCAACCAATGCACCCTTGCGACACACGCCCATACGCATCTATGAGATCTTCGTAACTGATCCCATAGACATCCCGCAGATAGTCGGAGAAAGAATCCAGATCAACCGCTGGATTCTCTTTCACCGAAGAGCGGATATTCTCTACTCCCCCCATCTCGTTCATCTTAGTCAATCTCACGTCGAAATGGGGCTTGCTTGACATTTGTTCCGCGCTTTCCAGCAGCAGCTCTCGAACTCCTGGCACGAACCGGTGTTCGTATGCGGCGGAATAGTATTTTCCCGCCATATACTCCCTGTCATTAACCGCCGAGTTCTGATTAGCTCGGAGGTTAAGCTTGGCCAGTACGCGCCCGAACTGCGGAACGGGACGAGTCCGCGTCTTGTCGGATACATAGCGTTTCCTATAGAAAGTGCCATGATGGCGTGAGGTCGGTACCAGAACTTTAGCTTCCATGCCCACTCTGGGCACGACAGCCTTTATTGCCGCTTCCATGTCTGGTATCTTCCCTGCGTCCATAATCCCTAAGAAATCGTCCCCCCCGTGGATGTGCGTGCTCTTTTCGACACCTGCTCTGATCGCACAAGCGAGCAGGATGACTGCACCAACGTAAGAGTTCCCTGGAGTGGTAGTCGATTCCCCCGACCACCTCTGCCCCTTGACAGTGGCCTCGATACCGTATCGGGTCCACACTCTAACTTCTACGTTTTTGGCAAATTCTCGCACAAACCACATGGGTGCTCCATGTTTAGCGTAAAACATCGCCTCTGGCCGGCGAAATTCTGCACTCTGTGACCCATCGTTATTACTAAAGTCGCTTTCGATCATCTCTCCGGGGGAGTTTCCAATAACATCTCCGAGCTCCTCCCCAGACTTGCCACACGCGAAAACAATCGTATTTCCCGTGTTGAGGGGGTTCTCATGAGAGAGTGTTATCTTCATCCGACGTTGCAATTCCATTACAACGCAGCCTGTCAGGAGGTTGTACATGTCTGTACCCTGATAAACTACTCGAGGCTGGGCCCCATGGTCTTTCAAAAGCGCTTCCTGCTTCGCAAACACATGCTTCGTTTCTCCCTGGTAACTCCACTCACTGCTGCGGTACGCTGCCATGAGTTTCTCAGCTTTGGCCGGTGAACAAGTCAACAAATACTTGTTCACCAGCGCGTCGTCAACACGAATCACGTCGTGCTGTGGGACTTTAGCCATGAGTTGCTCATGTCCATTCATAAATGTGAACATGTCCGGCTTGCCCGGGGCATGATCACAACGTTTTTTCATGGCATGTGCTGTTGCACCCGCTGTGTTACTTGGCACAGTTACCGGAACTCCCTGCAATATCGGCCCTTTGACAACGCCCAACGAGGTGGGGGCGTCATCCTTGACTTTGACGATATTGGCAGTCGCTCGTATGTTTGCGAAGGCAATTTCAGAGTCGTACTGAGTGTGATGGTTCGTCTCCACTCCGTCAGCTTTCACTGCTGCACGTTTCTCTTTTGCCACCTCGACCTGTCGAGGAGGCGCCTTCTTGGTCGTTTTAATAACGATGGGCTTCTGTTGCCCAAATTGAATTTTGGTCATATTTGGTTGTTTGGTTGATTGGTAGTCTCGT